TGCCGAGGAATTGGACCGGCGATATCCGAACTGGATGGATGACAAGCCCGGTGAGAATATCCCACGCTTTGTCACGCAGCTTTCAGCGAACACGCTACGCCTCTATCCGGCGAACAAGTGCACCGTTCACGTGCGGCTCTGGCTCAAGCCGAGCATAGAATGCGATGTGCTACCGTCCGATATCGTCAGCCAGCACGGCACATTGCTGTGGCAGGGCGCGGCAGGCGAAATTCTCATGACGCCAGATGCAGAGCTCGCAAACCCGCAGCTCGGAGCGCGCCTGCTCGCCAAGTTTGAGGCCGGCTTGAACACGCTCCGTTCGAACCACACGCGAACGCAATTGCGCGCGCCTCTCCGTACAAAACCAAGCTTCATGTGAGGGTGACATGCCTGCGACCACCTATACCGGCAACAAACTGATCGATCAGCTCGTGCGCGGCGTTGCCTTCGATCCTCCGGCGCGCGTATTTCTGGCGCTTCACACCGCCGATCCCGGCGTCACCGGCGCATCCGAAATGACAGCCGCGAAGTGGCCTGGCTATGCGCGCCTCGATGCGGCGCAAGGTGCAGCGGTCGGCACTGGTTTCGCGGCCGCAGCAACCAAGAAAACCAAGAATGCCAAGCAGCTTCTTTTCCCGACCATGGATGGCGCGGCATCCGTCACAATAACGCATTGGTCGTTGTGGGACGCACTCACGGGCGGGAACTGCCTTTGGACTGGAACGCTCACATATCAGAAAACGCTCAATCCCACCGACGAGGTTGTGGTGCACCCGAACGAACTCCAGCTTGAGATTGATTGATGAATGATGCCGGGACCATAGCGGGCAACTTTATCAACGCCTTCGCCGTCAACGAAGGCGCGATAGTGCACGTTCTTTCCGGCACCATGACGACGAGCGCAGGCGGCACGCTCACCGCAACGCGTCGTGCAGCCATCAATGACACAATCGCGATACGGTTTGTCGGCTCGAATGACGGTCACAAGCGCGTGGCGGCTCCCGGCGTCGGCTCTATAGTACTTCTTGATGCCGTCAACGCCAGCCAGAGGCACGCCGCGCAGTTGTCCGCTGCGATCCGCTTTAAGTCGTCCGTCGCCGCGATCCGCCGCCGATCAGCACCTGGCAACGGAACTATGCGGCTCCTTGGCCGCAACGACCTGCATGCACGACGCGCCGTCACGCCGTTTGGTATTATCGCGCTGCGAAACGCTCGCGCCGCCGCTGTCCGCAGACAAACTGCATCTGGCACGAACGCATTGCGCTTCCTGCACTGGGTGAACTTACGCGCCTTTGCACCGATCTATGGCAAGGGCACCATGCGGTTCCGCCAGTCCGCAACAGCGGTGCGGCGCGTCGGATTGCCATCATTGGGAACAATCCGGATGAAAGGCAGTGGCAGTGCAACGGCGCGGCGACAGATTTCCACTTCCAGCACGATCAAATTTCTTTCGTCTATACGCATGCCGCACGCGCGGATGACGCCGACCGAAGAAATCCGCGCGATGCGGGTGTTTGAAGATCTGCGCATGCTTGCTGTGCCGGCGGCGGCATTACCCATCGACGTCATGTCCGACGACAGGACAATCATCGTCCCCGATACCGAACGGCACATTGGCAATCCAGATAACGAGGACCCGGCATGAGCCTTGCACTGCTTATGAAAACCCCCGGTGATGTGCTGGATTACGATGTGTCATTCGATGAATGGCTGACCGGTGATGACCGCATCCAAGACTGGAACGCCATCATCGCCGATAGCGCCGCCGTCATCGACCGCGGCGACTATACCGACCGCAGTGTGCGGCTTTGGATTTCCGGCGGCGAGAACGGCGAAACCGCACAGATTTCACTCACAGTGACCACAGCGCAGGGCCGCACGAAGGTCGTTTGCTTCAAGCTTCGCATCAAGGAGTGCCGATAATGGCGGTTGTTCTTACCAATAACGCGACTTCCCTGCTGTCCGCAGCGATCGGTGCAGACGACACCACTCTATCGGTCCTAACAGCTGACGCCGGCAAATTCCCAAATCCAGCGGCGGGCGAGTGGTTTCCCCTTACACTGGTCGATAACGCTGGCAATATGGAGATTTTGAAGGCCACGACCCGCGCCGGTTCGATAATAACCGTCGAGCGCGGGAAAGAGGGGACTACCGCAAAGGCATTTGCTGCAGGCGCTCGCGTTGATCTGCGTGCGACAGCGGCAGCGCTGAATGATGTAGGTGAGAAGGCGACCACCGCAACGGTGGGTGCGGCCATTGCGGGCGCGAACGGTGGAGACAGTATTGCTGATGGCGACACACTCTCAGGCGTTTTGTCTGGCACGTCAAGCTTACGGCGTTGGACGTGGGGCAACATCAAAGCATGGCTCAAAGCGTATTTTGATGCGATTTACCAAGCAAAACTTGGGTACGTTCCGGTACGCCAATTTATTTCCGGAGTAATTTACATCGGTTGGGACGGCGCATCCGGCAAGCTTGCCTCGCAGGTCGACGCAACTTACTTCGGTGTCAATTGGCCAATCGATATCAGGGGGCGAGCAAATGGCGGCGCAAATTGGGCCGATGGCGCTGGATACGCTGACAGGCTTGGGCCGGGCGGTTGGACCCTCGCAACGGTTCAAGATCAACTTAACTGGCGGGTTACTGACACCCGGTTTAGTGGTTACCTTCAGAATGATATGTACACCACAGGCACTCGCACAACAGGTCTAGGCGGTTCTTCTGGATACGTGATGTGTGACATAACAAAGAACGCCGTGGAGTCCTGTACCCGCGTCTACAGGCAACCCCAAATATACATTCCCAACGTTGGGTGGCGTGCCCTAGGAGGCTGGTAATGAAAGATTTCGGACAGTTCACACAACACACGGAGATCGTTGAACTACCTCCGCAGCAAATCGGTGTTGATGCGAGCGGGCAACCGATCTTCGATCAGCCGCAAAAACTGCCCGTGTTGGTGTTCCGCGATACGCAAGGAATAGACTGGTTCGATCTTGCGAAACAGTTCCCCCATCCCTTTTACATCGCCATCGATGACGAAGGTCGGATTTACTCCATGGAAACCGACTACCAGTGCTCGCAGATCGCGGGGCATCTAATCGGCATTGATAGCGACTATGGTTTTACTCGCGGCCCAAGCGGCACCGTGTACGGAAAAATATGGAACGGAGCGGCTATTGTTGAGCCGGGCCCAGAGTCAGAGCCAGTCCCTGATGAAATCAGCCGTCGACAGTTCTTTCAGCAATTGGCCGTAATGGGTATCATTACCAAAGCTGATGCTCTCGCAGCGATGCAGGGCGGCGTTATTCCTGCTCCGCTCCAAGCCATTGTCGATCAGCTTCCCAACGACGATGACAAATTCAATGCTCAAATGTTCATAGTCGGTGCAGATACGTTTCACCGCACGCATCCGCTGGCGGAAACCGTTCGGCAAGCAATGAATTGGAGCATCGAGCAAAAAGACGATTTGTGGCGGCAAGCGGCCACGCTTTAGTCAAGCAGTGCCGATGCCGTCATCATATTGAACCTCAATCCGCCCTTCGGGGCGGTTTCTTTATTTGACAATGAAAAATCGCAAAGTTATGCCGTCAATAATTGGGGCATTCAATCTTACACATCGGGCGGTGCAAGTTGTCAGTAAACAACCAATCCCATTACGCAAATATAACGTTCAACGACAGAAACGGCATAAAACGTTGGCTTCAACGTAAGCGTTTAACGGAATCATTGCGGTTGGTTGGCCCGACTTTTCAACCGAACTGTATTGTTGACTATGGGGCCGGTAACGGCGAGTTAATCAAGACCCTCGCCACATTATACCCCGCTGCAAAAATAATATGCTTTGAGCCGACCACAAACCTGATGGAAGAGGCTAAAAAGAACCTCAATGGCATTCCAAACATTATCTTCACGGAAACCGTCGAAACGATAGCCGCATCGAGCGTTGACTTGCTGTTCTGTTTGGAAGTGTTTGAGCACCTTCCTTCAAAGGAAACGGAAGATGCGTTCAGTGTATTCAAGCGAATTTTGTCTGACCGAGGTAAAATCGTCATCGGTTTACCGATAGAGGTTGGCATCCCTTCTCTCTATAAGGGGCTGTTTCGGATGGTTAGGCGGTTCGGTGCGTATGATGCGAGAATTGGCAACATACTGCGTTCATTCGCATACTTGCCGCCCAGGCACCGCCCATGCGGCGAGATAGCGCCCGGTTTTTCATATCATTTCGACCACATGGGGTTTGATTACAGAGCTTTTAAAGCAGACCTGCGCAAACATTTCGTGATTGATCGGATGGAGGGTGGGCCGTTCCCTGCCTTCGGTGCCCTTTTCAATCCCGAAATCAATTTCCTTGTCAGGCCGAAGGCTTTATAGTGCACGAAATGGCGCATGACGTGCCTCTTTCGAGAGGTGAATTATGCCCGCAATCAAGCTTGCTGCTTTCACTGGGGAACAGCCCCGGCTCATATCCCGCCTTCTGCCGGCCACGGCGGCGCAGTTTTCCGTAAATACCCGACTTGATGATGGCGGGCTCACGCCGTTCAATACTCCGGTCCAAGAACATTCAATCGCTTCGGCGGACGCCAAAACCATCTATCGGTTTCAGAATGAATGGCTTTGGTGGTCGGGGATCGTGCACGCTGCACCCGGCCCAGTCGCGGAGGAGCGCCTGTACTATACCGGCGACGGTAAGCCGAAGATGCGCGTTGGCGGCACGGTATATGATCTGGCAGTCGCGCGCCCTTCGGCAGCGCTTGCCACGGCGTTGAGCGGCACCGGCACCGGCGACACACAAACCCGCATCTACACCTACACCTACGTGACGGAGTTGGGAGAAGAATCCGAACCGGCGCCAGCTTCCTCGAACCTCGATTGGAAACCCGGCCAAACCGTCACGCTGTCGGGATTTCAGGCACCGCCTGCCGGCCGCGCAATCACGAAACAGCGAATATATCGGTCGCAAACCGGCTCGAAGGGGACATACTTCTATTTCATCGCCGAGCGCGATGCATCGAACGCAAATTTCGTCGACAACATTGCGGTTGATGCATTCCAAGAA